AGCCTCAACAGCAGCAGGGATTTTGGCTTCAACAGCAGTGATGCTTTCGGCTTGTTTAGCTTCGATAGCATCCAGTTTTTCGAGGATAACTTGGGACATGATTTAACCTTTAAGTCGTTTGTCAAGGAGTTTCAGAAGTTCACGTTGCTCAAGAGCAGCAAGAATTTCAGCGGTTGCCTCCGCATCAGAATCACTCTGAATTGGCGCATTTTCAATAGGCTTTTCAACAGCATCACGCTGTTCAATTACCGTCTTGAATACAGATGCGGCGGCAACCGACATCTGCTTGGACAGACCTGCATCCCGCAAGGCTTCTTCCAATACTTTCAAATCAGCAGAGCCATCAGGTCGAAAATATTCCAACTTTTTGATTTCTGCCTTCATGTTATTTGGGTGCATGACCACGCTAGTCTCACGCAAACCACCTTTGGTGATTTGGAAATAGCCATCTTCATATGGATCAGCAGAACCAATGGTCATTGCCTCGCCATTAGCATCAACCATTTGATATTCTTCGGCATAAGCGCCAACAGAAACCCCGCCAAACATATTGGGGCTTTCTTTCATTACTTGGTACAAGTCAGAACCAGCAGTAGTGTTGAGGAACAAGCGACCTGAAGCATTCATGCCATCGTCATCCATTTCAATGCTTGTCCACTCTCCTACGGGAATAGCGTCAGCATTGTGGTTAACGTACATGGGAAGTGGTCGGCCCATTTCGGCAAACTCTTTGGCCCATTGCATAAAGCCTTCTGGCTTATAAAAGAACTTGCGACCATCAGCGCCTTCCCGTGCGCCCCAAGTCGTAATGCGAGCCTCAATCTGTCCAGACGGTTCGCCGTTCGAGGCTTTCTCGTTGAGATTTAGCTTGGCTTCGCAGATTAGATTCAATGTCTTCATTGATTGCCCCTAAAGCAATGGATTGGTTATTGTCCTGTATTTTAGGGCGTTGCCCTAGAAGTACAGGCAACTGTTTAGGTCTTTTGACCTGTTTGGCTAATGCTACCAGATATTGTGTATCAGTGTACATGATATATCAAGTAGCGCCTATATTCATCTTTTTGGTCTGATTGCCACCACCGCCACCAGTATCTTTAGGGCTGCTACCAGCAATTGGCTCGGCAGGTTCAGGCTCTTTAACCAACTCATCACCACCGTCCATAGATGGCAAATTCATGTAGTTACGGGCTTCGTTGGGTGTCATTATTCCACCTTTTACGCCAGCAGTAGCAAAGTTCATTTGATCCAAAGGAGCGCCCTTCAGGAAATCCTTAGTGTCAAACTCGACACACAGTGATGGATAACCCTCAAGCAAATGTTGCGTCAATTTCTGCTGGATATTGACAATTGTCGGGTACATGGTTGTTTTGTAGAACTCATCCAAAGCCGTTTGGCTGTTGTTGAACTTGCCATCATGGATGCCGATCATAGAAGGCGGCACACCAAACAACCCACAGATGCGGCGCATCGTCTGTAGCTTCAAAGCAGCAGCGTCAGTGTCTTGCAAAGTCAGCATCTCTAGTTTCTGATACTTCATGCCCTGATCCAGCAGCATACCCTGACCCGGCTTGCTTGGGTCACTGGTCTTGCTGCCTGTCATGTTGTTCCACGCCTCTTTCAGACGGGCTGCGATCTCTTTGTACTTGCCATCAGGAATAACCTGATCGGTGACAAACATACCAGAGGGCTTTGCACCGTTCTGCATGACAAAGTTGGCGTACAAATCAATGTCTTGGTCAAGGCCAACCAATTCAGTCGCCAAAATAGCTTTGTTAAAGCCAGCAGAGCCTTGCCAAGCCATTTCCTTGCCGTGCATCACTTGGAAATACTTGAACTCATGGTCCTTGTTGAAACCATAGCTAGGCGTAGACAGTCGGAAAGTCGGATAACGTGTAGGCGTGATATTCACGGCAATTAGCGTTGAATCTAGCACATACATTTCTAGCGGAGTTTCTGTAGAACTGTTCTGGTCCTTCCTCCACCACAGGGTAAAGGCTTCACCAGACAATTCGTACCACATAAGCCACTGATACCAGAACTCATACTTGCTCTGGAAGTTGTTTGGGTTACCCAATAGCTTGGCAACTTGCTTGGCTTTGGCCTTATCTCGCGCTCCAACACCTTCGCCTCGAATCGCATCAACGGTTTTTCCGTCTGCTGTTTCGCAGCAAATCTTGATTGGCAACTGCGCCAAAGCCCTAGCCTTTACCCCCACACAAGACATGATTGTGCTGTTTCTGGTCAGCACAGACATATCTACCGGGCGACCAGCAGTTGTTGTGCTGGCAGTCGTTACATAGAGGATTTGAGTGTTAACACCAGCACGTTTATCGCTGCCCTGATAAACAATGTTGTTACCCAAGGCGGTCTGACCGAACAATGTATTGCTCTCAGACTGAGTGTTTTTACGCTTGAAAATGTCAAAAATTGCCATGATTTCCCCTCAATTTTCTACACTTTACCACTCTATTGCTCTAAAGCCAAATGAATCACTGACAAACACGTTATCCAAATGGCAGTGCAAAGCCATAATCATGGCAATAATACCGTCCACTTTGGCTGACGGGTCTGCTTCATTCTTCCTGACCTTCACGTTGCCGTTGACATCGGTGTAAACCTCGCAGTTACCTAGTTGCCAACCAACAAACGGGTTGCCATCGTGATGGATAGCTTTTTTCAGAATCAATTGCTCAGTAGTTTTAGACGGGTTTGACAGCATAGCCATACCCTGACCAACCTTTTTGACAGGCAAGCCATCAGCGTACAGGTTAGCTACCAAAGAGGCTGCGTTATATGGATCGTAGCCAACTTCTTTAACGCTGTGCTTTTCGCATTCTTGTTTAATGTACGACTCAACTTCATTAAGGTCGGTTACGTTACCCGGCGTGAGCCTCAAAATGCCACTTGCATGAGCCTGAGAAAATATGCTCTTGTAGTGGTTTGGAATTAGGTCAATAGATTCTTCCGGTAGAAAGAATTGGAACTTGGCATAAAAATCTTCTTCGCTGTATCTGTGCAAAGTGCAAACAGCATTCAAATCTCGCGTGTGAGCCAAGTCAAAAGCAACGAATGTAGCTTCAGGCTTTTCTTTCGGCATTGGAGTGACCGACTCATCCCAATGCCTTCTGTCAACCCAAGCAGAATTAGCCGAAACATAGATGTTTAACTGCTTGCACAGGAATTCGTTTAGGCTTGCTGGCTTGGCAGACGCTTCTTCAGCCATTTGCTGAATGTGCTGAGTCGTGACCGAAACCCCAAGCATCGGGTTCGCTTTTCCCCATACCGCAGGGTCAGCCCAATTGTCGCCGGGATCAATGCTATAAAGTAGGCCAAACCAGCGATGACTATCAGGAGCAGCGCCACGCAACACGCTACGGTAGTGCGAAAGGTCTTCAAAGAATTTCGTTTCCTTAGTAAAGCTGGCAGTTGTCAGGTACATCCGCAGCGGGTTCTTTCGAGCGCCCATGCCCGAGTGCAACACCTCAATTGACTGTCTTTCAGTAATCTGAGCAGCTTCATCAATCATGGCGCAAGACGGGTTCTTACCGTCACCTGTCTTACGGTTTTCTCGCGACAGCGCACGGTAGGTCGAGGTCGAGTCGCCAGCCTTCTTCAGTTCACTGCGGTAGGCAATAAATTTAGCCCCCAACTCGGGCCTCATGTTTTCTACGATAGCTTTGGACGAATCAAAGCAAATAGACGCTTGATCCCTGTTGGTAGCTAGAGTAAACACTTCAGCGCCAGCATCACCAAACTGCAACTCATACAACGCAATGATGGACGCAATGGTTGTCTTACCTGACTTGCGAGGAACGAACAAAATGACATCAGTGACATATCGGTATGTGTGATCTTTCCTGTCGCGGAAACCGTAGATACCCGCCAAGTACATGACCTGAAACGGCTGTAGCTCAATTGGCTTCCCGGCATCTGGACCTTTGACATGGCGGCAGAACTTGACGAATTTGAGGATGTGTTCAGCCTTGGCAGGGACAAACTCGTAAGGCGCATCCTTACGTTCGACCATATCCAAGAACCGTTGGCAAGCTAGTTTGACATCCTCACACGCCTGAATGTCACCCCGAGTTACCGCTACCGCATACTCAAACGCAGGGTTAAGCAGTGGCGAATAGCTCATCTACATCACTCACTTTTGCTTTTAACTTAGGGCGACCACGGGCAACAAGACCCAACTCAGCCAGCATCTTGATAGCTTTGTCAGCCATCTCAGTGCGAATCTTGAACCAAGCTGTCACGCCTTCGTTGTTGCCGTACACAGTGACATGACCTCTTTCACGAATATTGATTTCAGCAGTCAACAAGCTGTCAACCGTGATGACCAATGCGCCAACCAACAGTTCGTCAGATGCCGTAAGTGTTCCTGTCGAGGCTTCGACTTCTGCGCGAATGGCTGTTTCAAACGCTGCTTTGTCCCAAGTGTTTGGGTCGTTTAAATAGCCGAGAATGTGACGAGGTTTTTTTGCCATAAGTGAGTTCCTTTTGTCTTGTCATGGTTTAGCGTACCACATTTGGGGAATTCCCACAAAATACTCCCCCCTTCTGAGTTTGTACCCCTCCAGAATTGAC